CTCGACAATATCGATGCGAAAGCCCAAAGCACCAAGAGCCAGAGCAACGGATTGGCGGGTGCCTTTCATCCGGTGAACCTCAACCGAGTGGCGGATCACGTCACGCTTGATCTGTTCAGACCACGCGGGATCCCATACATCGACGGAAAACGCCCAGGCCAGCCAGCCCAGCAGATGCGCTGGGCAGGTGTCGGGGTTCATCAAGGCAGCCACCGGCGTCAGATCCGGCGTACTCGTGCGGATAGCCTCCTCGATGGCGCGATCATGCCGGGTGGCGTTCGGCTTCAGGATCGATAGCGGCTCAGACATCGCGCCCTCCGACCGTAATGCCCAAGTCTTCGAAAGCGCAGAACGCGGCCTCTGACGGCCCGACGACGATGTCATCTGCGGGCTCGGCAATCACAACCTTCTGGACACCCGGCTGGTGCAGCGCGCCGTAGAGGCCAGAGAGCGTGATATCGTGACCCAAGGCATGATGCGTGGTGATGTAGGTTTTGAGGGCGCCTTCAGCCGCACTCTCCACGGTATCGGCGTCAGGCCCCTCATAGAGCGTCAGGGTCGCCTCGACCTGGTAGGGCAGGATCGTGGCGGCTTGCACAGTGACATTGTCGGTCAGCGGGCGGACATCATCGGCGTTCAAGGCGGCATCGACCTGGTCAAGCAGCGCGCTTGAGGGCACGCCGTCGCCATCTTGCGACAGCACGGTCACCACGACCTCACCCGGCGTCGGGCTTTGCAGACTGACGTCCTTGACCAGGCCCGATGCGGAGAGCGCCCAGAACAGGTAGGACCCGCGTGACCCTGCAGTCGTGTGGCCTTCAAGCGAAAGCTGGATGCGCTTGCGCAATGCGGTGTCACTCTCGGAAATTTCCGGGATCGGCGGCGAGACGCTGGTATCAGCCGCCTGCACGATCAGCCTTTGGACGCCCCAGAATGCACCGAGGTTATCAAGGTTGGTTCCGGTCGAGTGCGCCAGCATTACGGCTCGCGCGCCGTCGTTGAATTTGAGACGGTCAAGCATCCGAAAGTAGGCGCAGACGCGCAGAAGCTGCGTTGTGGGTTCGCTCTCCAGCGCGAGATACGTCGCCAGTTCCGGCATATAGGCGATGGCCGCGACCTTCATCTCGGCCAGCAGATCATCAAACCCCACGGTTTCGATCACTGCGGGCGCAGGCAACTTGCTCAGATCAATTGCTGTGAACCCGCTCACGCCACCGCCTCCTGGCTCAGATCGATTGGCAAGGGAATGACCTGTCCATCGGCATCGATCAGTTCGAATTCGGCGTAGCCTGGGCGCGCGGTGACAAGTTGGATGCGGGCAAGAGTGATGCGCGGCTCCCAGAGGTCCAGAGCCTCGGCCGTCGCCAGATAGGCATCGACAACGGTTTCACCGTTCAAGGGCTGGTCGATGATGTCCGGCAGATCGGAGCCGTAGTCGCGCAACATGACCAAAGACCCTTTGGGCGTCGTCAGAATATCGTTGATCGATTGCGCAAGATGCGCAGCCCCCCCGATCTGACGACCCGTATATCGGTCCATACCGCTCACTACGCTTCGCTGCCCGCACCGGGCTCGCCCGCATCGGTATCCGCAACCGGAGCCTCGGTGCTTGCCTTGTCCGTGGCGTTGTCGTCACTGGCCCGGCGCTTGGGTTTGTTGCCGCTCTTGGGCTTTGGAGCACTCTTGGTTTTGGCTGTGACATTTTCGTACTTCGCAGCAGCGGGCGACAGGGTCACCGTGCTGTCCTTGGCGCGCCAGCGGCCCGCAACAAAACCGTCCGAGTTGACGGTATAATCATTTGTCGTTTTCATCTGTTGGGCTCCCCTGTATTGTCCAGTCCCGCCGCGACTTCCTTATGGGTGTGGTGGACCAGGCTGACACCGCTGGCGATCACATCACCGGTCACTTCCAGCGTGCCGTTGACGATCATCGTGCCGCCAGCCAGGTTGATTTGCGGAACAGCGGCGTCGGCGCTCGGCGCATTACCGGCGTAGATTGACACGACGATCACGCCCTGGGCGATATCCCCGCCCTCACAGGTGACGAGAACCTGTTCGCCGACGGTCGGCATCCACCAGAACTGCAGGGCGCCCGCCCGGAGCTGACCCGCCGGAAGCGGCGGGGAGATCAGACCGCCAAAATCCACGACCGCTCTGGCAGACCCGGCGTCCACCGATACGATCTTGCCGACCCGCACCAAGTTTGCCAGAAGGCGTGACTGTTCTGCTTGTTCGAACGACATCAGGATGCCCCTCCTATTTGAACGTAATCGTCTTCGCTGGCCGCCCCGACATGCGGCGCCTGTCCGACGAAAAGTTGCAGGTCCACCGGCGCGCTGACCTCGGATGCATCAATGGTGCAGGGCTGCGTCCAGGTCACGGCCCAGAGACTGGCGGCCGACTTGAGGAACCCCGAGGTCACGACCGACTGACCGCGCACATCGCGGGCCTCACCGCAGGCGCTTTCTCCCCAGCGGCGATCCGGGACGTAGGCGGCGATGGCCGTTGTGATGATCGCTGCGGACTCGTCGCGCTTGAGGCCCAGCTGATCCTTGGTCACGACAAACGCAGCCATGCTCAGATCAAAAAAATGAATTGGTCCGGCGGCACCGGCCACCTGCTTGAGATCGAGGATCGACACAAGGATGCCAGGCGTCGTCACGCTCTCGGACTTGAGACGATCCAGATTGAAACGACCGGCAATGCCCCTGCACTCGCGCGCATCCGGCACCAGCACCCTGAGGCTGTCGGCAACGGCGCCCGGAAGGCGATGCAGTAAGCGGCTCATCGCATCAGCCCCGCGAGATCACCTTCGATCAGATCCCGGATATCGCGCCGATCCGCGTCAGAGACGCCAAGATACGGCCGTGCGGGCAAGGCAGGTTTACCCACGCCTGCGCCGCCGAACTGGTGAATGGCGCCGTAGACCAGGTTGGTCCCGACCTCGGCCACCGGCCCACTGGAATAGTTCTGGATGCTTTCCAGAAGACCCGGATTGCCTTCTCCGATCAGAAGCGAATGCCTTGATTGACGCGTCGCGGCATAGGCTTGAGACCATTCTGCCCAGGGCTCGCCGTCCGGTGCTGCCTTTTCCGTGGCGATGCGTTCCTTGGTCGAGCTCTCCAAAAGCTGCCCGATGTTGTAGGCAAGCTCGTCCATGCGCCAGGCATCGACCCCGGCCAGGAACCGAACCACGTCGGCGTCATCGACGACGATATCCATTGAGACGCCTGACATCAGAACCCCCGCATCTTTTCGCGGCTGAACAGCCGAGGAGGTCCACCAATGGTCACCGGGTTTGGACCGGACTCGCTTGTGTCCTCGCCAGGCTCGGCTGCGATGTTCAGACGTTTCTTGCCGGTCGCGATGTCCGCGAGGCCCTTCATCGCATCCTCGTACCGCTGGCGCAGTTCCTCTGTCATCGTCGCCGAAGACCCCGCCAGGCGGTAAAGCGCGATATCGACGCAATACTGCGTCAGGATATCGTGGGTGCCAGCAAGGGGCAGATCGTATCGCACCGCCAGCGAGGCATCGATCTCGGATGAGGCCGACGACAACGCGCGCGTGATGGCTGCCGCATCCGGCACACCGTCTCCGTCGCGGTCGGCAACCACCAGGGCGTCGGAGGTGTAGATTGTGACGATGTCATCTTGACTGGCGTACATGGTGTCCTCGGATGTGAGTTGGGGGGCGACCCTCCCCCCTGACCTTCGGGTTCACCACCGGGATGAACTGTGCATTTACGCGGGGCACGAAGGTTTCCCCTGGTATTCCTGCCCGCATCCGACGCTGCCACGGATGCGGGGCTGGGTTGGCCGTGGCCCCTCGAAGAGCGCACGGCCAGACCTCTTGCCCGGGGCTTAGTCCGGGTTTTTCGAAGGCTGCTTGAAGCCCCCTTCAATCAGCCTTTCCATCGCCGCATCGCGGGCGGCGGCTGTGACCAGCTTGGGCTCGACATCCACGGCAGCCCGCAGCCTGGCCATGTCCGGCAGGCCCTTCGCGGTGAAGTCCGTGTCGTCCAATTGAGGAATGGCCGCGAGCAGGGCGTCGATCACTTCGGCCTCGCTCAAAGCTGCGGCCGCAACCTGCGTCGCGGCGATCTCCGCCTCGGTGGCCTCGCGCACTTTCAGGTTCGGCTCTTGCTCGATCGCCCGGAGCCCGGCTTGGGTGAAGTCCTCGGGATCGACGACACTGCCGACCTTGATCCACATCCGCCCGGCCCGAAAGAAGGTGCCGGACTTCGTGGTTGCCTGAACAAATAGTTTCATTGCGCGACCTCCTTACACGGCCCAGTCGTCAACGACGATCTCGACCTTGTTGTAGTGTTTGTTGTCCCCGCCATTGGGCAGCGACCGCACCGCGAAGATGTCCTCGGCAGCCGATTGGTTGTCGGCGTTCACAACGATCATGTTCGGAGCGATCCCCAACGGACGACCGCCGTCTGCGGTGAACTTGCGCATCGCCGTGCGTGCCGCTTCAAAGTTGGCGGTGGTCAGCGGCTGCTTGGAACAGAGCGCCATCTGCCAGAAACCAAATCCCGCCTCGCAGCGATAACGGATGCCCCACTGGAATTGATCGGCCTTGAAGACGGTGTCCGATGTCTTCGGGTCCATCTTCATTTCCAGTTCAGGCTTGGTGCGCTCCTGGAAAATGAAGGGCTTGAGCACCTTGCGTGTATCCAGCAGAAACCAAGCAGGCTCGACGCCATCGATGTAGTTGGCCACGGTGCTGAACGCGCCGGTGCCATCGACATTGGCATAGACCGGGTGGTCGACATCGAAATAGTTCTGGCCATCATAGCAAAGCGACGCCGTACCTTGTGACATCAGGTCAGAGATAAGCCGATCGGGATGCTGCGCCGCTTCCTGCCCCATATGAGACGCGATCGGCGAATAATGGCCGTACTGATCATCCTCGATCGCGGTGCGTTGAACGCCCAGCGTGCTTTCGAAAAGGCGGTTGGTGATCTCGTAGCCCTGGCTTTTCATGTCTTTGACGACGCGGTCGCCAATCCACTCGCGTAGTTGTGGAAAATCTTGCAGCCAGCCGTAGGTGTTGGAGGCGGTCGAGGACGGCACGAGCGTCGCGACCTTTTTCCAGAACGGCTCTGCGGCCATCTGGGCGTAGGCATCCTTGTAAGCTTTCTGGATCGACGTGTTCAGCGCCAACAGCAGTCCGGGGGTGATGATTGCCATTGTATTAAACCTCCTGCTCGGCTTTGGCCTTGGCGAAATCCGCCAGGGTCATACCAGTTGCGCGCGCCACTTCGACTTCCTCGGCAGTCAGGGCACCGGTTTTCTTGCCGGGGTCCTTTTTGTCCAACGCCGACGCGCCACCGACGATGACGGGCATCTGCTCGACCGTGGCGGTGAAGGCTTCGACCCCGACGGCTTTGGCCATGGCGAGGTATCCGTCCTTGGCGGCCGGGGCGATCTTGCCCGCCTCGACCCCGGCATCGACCGCATCAGCGATCACCTTTTCGGCGCGCGCCGTTTCGGCCGCTTCGAGAGCGGTGATTTTGGCATTGGCCGTATCGAGCTGGGCTTTCGCTACCCAGACTTCCGGGTCCGGCGCCCTGGCGCTGGCGGTCTGGACCTCCATCTTGAGGTCCTTGATCTTGGCCACAACGGTGGCGGCAGTCGCGTCTGAGCTTAACCCAAGCGCGTCGAGGACAGCTTTGTCCATAGTGTCGTTCTCCTGTGTATCGCCCATCTTCGCGAGTTCGGGCATCTTGAAACCGGGGGTGTTGGTCAGACCGACCGAGAGCAGCTGGGTGATTTCACCGGTGTCATCTTCGACGCTGTACCCGACCGACAAGAACTTGTAGGCCTTGGACGTCACCCAGGCGGCGCCCTGCTCGTTCCACTCGACGCGACCCCAAAGGGCACCGTCGCGCAGCTCTATTTCCCGCACCCATCCGTATGCCGGGGCATCCAGCCCCTGAGGCGCGCGGACATGCGTGGCATGTTCGACATCGATCGGCAGCGGATGGCCGCGCTGCTTGAACGCCGCGATAACCTGCTCCGGGCGCGACAGCCGGTGCATGCGTCCGTCGGTGGCGGCAAGCATCGGCCCTCTGGGCGTCAGCTGAACCCATTCGGGCGCAGCTTTGCCACTGGTGGCCAATTCTACCGGGGTAAGATGAAGGGTGCAGGCGTTGTTCATAGCCCGGACCATGCCGGGTTGCGCCACGCGATGCGCCTTGGAACGCATTCCATGGCACCGGGTCTGTTTCGAAGCGTTTGGAACAGAGGCGCTGAGCGGCCCGGGTAGCGCCATCCCGCCTCTAGACTAGTCCGACCCGTGAATATCCGGCAAGGGTATTAAAAAGGTATTTAACGGCGGGCTGTGGGCGCAATTCATCTGAACCCACGCAGGACACCTGCGCGGCCCTTGAATTTGCAGCTTCCAGCGGGTATTCATGTGCACACACCCGAGCAATTTCGGTCAGCCGGTCCATGTGATCGCGGAGGAGTACCGGCCTCCCGGGTGTTTACTCTCTTATCACAGTCGTCGTCGAACGCCGGATCGTGCTTTTCCATTTGCGCAGCTCAGTGCGGTGCATGGTGCTGACCCAAATCTCGTTGTGCCCGGGCAGCACCTTGAGCACGAAACGCCAGGGCTTCTCCGAGCGCTCGAAGACGATCAGACTTTCCGCGCCATTAACGATTTCCCGTGCGATCCGCCCCTCGTGCAATGCGTCCGAGAGAACCGCGAGCGTCTCGACCGATACCTCGCGTGACTTTGTCTGAAACTTTTGCCCGTAGGCGCTGGTCATCTGCACCACACGCGTGCGCGTGCCGATGATGTCTGCGACGTCGTCCGGCAAGACCCCGATCGGCACGGCACCTGGCGCCCGACCTTCCAGAACACGCCGCGCGCGCCAGCTGGTGGCGATGTCGCGGGCCGCGACGCGGGCGGCAGGCTCGGGCAGACTCTCGAGCTTGTCGTTGAGCATGCGCTCCATCGCGCGGCGGCGCAGGACGCCGGGATTGCGCTCCCACCCTGGATCGATCCCGACCGGCACCGGCTTGACCTCGCCGGTCCTCCGGTTCGTCCATTCGCGCGTTTCGACCGGCGGGCTGTCGTCGATACCCAACTCCTCGGCCGCGCGCCGTGTGATCTGTTTCACCCAGCACTTGCAGCCCCAACCGTTCGGCGGATACCAGGTGCTCCAGAACGGATCGTCCACCGGCAGGACCAGAAACTCCTTGGACGCGTGATGCGGCCTGTGACGTTCGCTCGGACCCAACCGGTACTGGAGATACGGCATGGCGGTCTTCGTGCGCTGGATGCGGTCCCATTGACCGGCAGCGCGCGCCGAGCGCAGGTTGGCGTCATAGATCGTGCGCAGCCTGCGCGGGGTGCCAAGAATGCCAGGCCGCGCGTCGCCGCCTTTACCCGGGTCCGCAACCTTGCCCACCCCCCACCAGCCACGCGCCTGAAGGCGCGGCTTGAGACGCTTCTGGAACTCCGCAAAGGGCAGACCCTCGTCCAGGGCCGCTTGCACCTCTTCACGGATGTCGGTCAGCACATCGATGCTGGTGGCCTTGGCCACGCTGAAGGCGACGGCGTGCTCTTCCGGCTCTACATCCAGCCAGCTGAACGCGGGCTGCCAGCCTTTATTGCGCAAGAACCGCGATGCCTCCGGCGGTGGCCCGGGCTTGAAGCTGTAGTCGGGCCGGTCGTCGTCATCAGCCATCCTCAACATCCCCGGCGGCGCGGGCCGTGAACATGGCCTGTACCAGCTGGTCGATCATCCGCGACGACGGCATACCCTCGATCGCCTTGAGCGATGCCAGCGCCGTCTCGTAGCTGTCAGCCTCCGCGATGGCCTGCGTGAACGGGGCCATCAGATCGTCCATCACCGGTTCCCAGTCCGACAACATCTCTTGTCGGATATCCTCGATCGTGTCGATCTCGCCACCGTCGCGCGCAAGGTGGACATGGCGGGCGGTCTGGGGCGGCGGGCTTGGCGCGGGCGCCCCGCCGAACACCTCATCGTCATCCGTCGGATCTGCCATCCGCACGATGGCCCGCGCGTCAGCGGCCTTGAACGACACGCCAGCTCCGGCCAGAGCCACGATCCCATCGACCTTGGTCTTGATGTCCTCCGGTTCGTCCACGGTGATCATCACCTTGGGGAAACCTTTGACCGGACCAAAGTTCAGCATCACGCAGGGCACCACCAGGTCGCGGTTGATCGTACCGCTGATACCCCGTGCATCAGCAGCCGCCACGTCGTGACGAACCTCGTTGTGGACATTGGCCTGCGCCTGGCTGGACCCGTCGTCCGTGGTCATCGTCTGGCCGAGGACCGCCTTGCTGATCTGCTCGTCCACATAGCGCGCCAGGTTTTCAAAGATGGGCATGCTGCCACTGCCGGAGGTGTTCTGTACGAATTCGATATCCATGTGTTTGGGGATGACGGCCGCTGCGTCCGTCCCGATATTTGCCACGGCGCGAAACAGGACCGCGACGTCCTTTGCGGTCGCGGCCTTGTCGTATCGGCCCAGGCGCAGAGGCAGGCCGTAGGTTTCGACGAAGGCCATCCAATCCTTGACCGTGTAGGCCTTGCACATCCAGCTGAAGGCAACAACACGGGCAATTCCACCCCGAAACGGCTGTCCCGTCTTCAGCTTGGCGGTGTGCACAATGAAATGAAACGGCTTGAGAGGAACGCCATCGACCGGGTCCGACTCGTCGCGCAGCCTGATCTTTCGACCTGTTTCCTTGTCGAACTGGAAAAACCGTTGGGTGCGATCCTTGAACGCCCTGGGGAACCAGGCGTTTTCGTTGGTCTGCCAGTCGGTTTCCACGACGGCAAAACCCTTTCCCACGGCATCCATCAGATCCTCGACCAGGTCGGCGAACATGTCATGGCCGGTCACGTGCTGCTCGACCCACTTCGCGATCTCGATGTCCTTCGCCTCTTCCGAGAACGGCTTCACCGTCGCCCTGATACCCGACACGGCGCGTTTTCGCTGGCCAAGGACGGAGGCATAGTGAGGATCGCGTTCCTCCATCTCTTCGGCCAATGTCATGAACGCGTCGATATTGCCCTGATCGCAATCGCGCAGGATCCCCGCCAGGGCTTGCGGCGTCAGCCCGCTGGCCACCGACTCCACCCAAGCTTGCCGCACGCCCGTCATCCCGCCCTCGGCCTGCACCTCGACCAGGTCCGCTTTACGAACCAATTGGCCCCATGCGTCGCGCAATACGTCCCTGATGCTCACCACAGCCCCTCTCGCGCGCCAAAGCCCGCCGTTGTCGATACGCGCCGTCCTTCGTCCGTTTTGCGCCCGCCGCGCGGCACGCGGGCGTAGGTGTGAACCTGGTATTCCGTCTTAAGGGCCGCGAGCAGCAGCATGAGCGCCACAAAGGCGTCGCCATGCCGCCCCTTGTTGCGGGCGTCGGGAATGGTCGGGATGCCGCGCACCAGCTTGACCACGCGCATGTCGTCGCGCACATCGACATCATTCGCGAGGCTTATGGTCTGGTCCTCGAAATGCTTTTTCACCCGTGGGCCGTTCTCAAGGTAATAGCCCTGGCTCAGTTTGACCGCCTCGATGCGCTCAAAACCGAATGCCTCCTGGCATCGCTCTGCCAGTCCCAGGCCGTTGCCGGTCGCGTCGAACTTGGCCCCGAGGAACCGCGACAACCGACTGATGATGAAGCTGATCACCTGGAACTGCTGTTCGATCGGCATGTTCTTCAGTTCGACCATCAGCGGCACCACCACCGACAGGTCGCGTTGCTCCTGCCCGATCGCCAGAATTGTCAGGTCCGAGCTGCGCCCGAAATCTTCCCCAAAGGCGGTCAGCCGCTCATCGTCCAGCCGGTCCAGGTGCGGCGCGACTTCACTGTCCAGAAAGGCCTGCACATAGGCCGTTCGCTCATCAGCGGGGCGCAACTCGAACCCCTGCGGAGCGGACAGCCGCGCGACGTGATGCGCATCCGTCATGCAGGCCTCGACAGCGGCTGCCGAGATGTAGGCGCCGCTACCTTTTTTCGGAATGCAGTACAGCTCTTCCTCGGCGTCTTCGCCGTAGAAGGCCATTGTGTCCGCGATTTTCGCAGCCTTTGCAGCGCTCGTTTGGGGCCAGCCCAGGACGAGCCCCATATGTTCATACCAGCCGTCATTGATGGCGTCGTCGAACGTCACTCTCAAGACGAAGCCTTTGCGTTTGCCCGAGCGAATATCGCCGATCAGCCGGTTGAACGAATTGTCAGCCCCGTCATGTGTGCTGATCACCAGAACTTTGCCATCCAACATGAGCAGCGCCATCGCCGCCTTGAGCATCTCGTCCAGCTCGTCGTGGAATGCCGCCTCGTCGAAGATCACAAAACCCTGACGACCGCGCAACGAGCGCGGCTTGCTGGTCAGCGCAACGATATCGAACCCGCTGGCGAATCGGATTTTAAAAGCATTTATGGATTTTTCGGCCCCGTCCTCGGTTTGCTCCTTGAACAGGAATTCCTCGACCGCACCGGCGGCAGGCATGAACGCTTTGGCCCACATGGCGCAGACGTCGATGAACTCCTGCGCCATGTCGAGATTGAACCCGATATAGAGCACGTCCATACCGCCCGCTGACTTCTGGGCACCCGCCGTCAACACCGCGTCCGATCCGATGCCCCACGTCATGCCGATCCGGCGCGATTTCTCACAGACCACAAACTGGTGGGCGGCCGTCGCCTCTAACAACCGTGCCTGGTAGGGTATCAGGACCGATGGCAGATCACCTTGCTCGGCAAGCCGCTCGGGCAATTGGTGTTTCGAGGCGGGCGCGTTCACGATGGCACTCCCAGGATACTGGCGCGAATCGCCTGTACGGTGTCGTCGGTGAAGCCGTAGGTCTTGGCATTCTTCGTCAGGTCGTCGGCGACGGCGGCCTTGGCCTCCTGGGCGGCGCGCTCGGCGATCCGGCGCTCCTGATCGGCCGACATCTTTTCGCGCATACCCGACGAGCTCATCACATCTTTCAGCATCTTGCCCAGAAAGTGCAGCTCCTGCGGATTGATCGCGTCGCCTTCCTTCAGCATCTGCGACTTCATGACCTTGAAGGCCAGCGTCGTGATCATCTGGAACAGCACGTTGTGGCGTTTGGCCTCCTCTTCGAGGCCGTTGCCTTCCATCCAGCTCACGGCCCAGGCACTCGCCTCTTCCTGCGCCTGGGCCATCTTTTCATACTCCTGCCCGAAGGAATGCACCGCCGACTTGCTCAGCCGGACCTCGAAGCCTTCCTCGTCGAGCTTTGCGTTCAGCGCATCCGTGATGCCTTCATAGTCCGCAAAGCGTTGTGCCTTCAGCAGGTCCTGTAGCCAGAGCCGCAGATCGTTCGACAATAAATTGATCTTGCGCTTGGGCGGCATGTCAACGCCGGGCCGACGGGCGCTTGACGCCGGGGTGCACAACACGGCCCATTGCCACGTCCGCGCCCCGTGAGGTGGCAGTGGCAATCACGACATGCCCATGGTCGGTCATTTCGACCAGTTCGGCTTCACCAAGCCAGGCAAGCGCTGCGCGCATTTGATCTTCCGACGTGGCGATCCCGACACCGCGAACCACGTCGATCAGGATCGAGGCGTTCGAGGTGTAGTCCGACGAGCGTTCGAGGTGGCGCAGAATGGCCAGGCGGCGATGTTCGGTTTCCGGGTTCGCGGGCATTTGAAGCCTCCTTCAATCAGGCTTTAAGGGTCTGGCCGCATGACACCCGGTACCGACCGGCTGCCCTCTGCGACCTCTTTTCCGTTTTGGGTGACACGGGCGATAATTTCGTCGGTATGTCTGCGCACAGTGATCAGCTCCTGCTCCTGGAGCCATTGAACGGCCGCGACGATCTGATCCATCGTGGACGGCACGCCCAGGCGCTCGCAATTCAGCCGCAGGAGTGACGCCGCCGCCTCGTAACGCGGCATGCAGGAAAGATACTGCAATATCTCAAGGCGACGCTTTTCCGTTTCGATCCGCAGCACCGCGTTGGCCCATTCCTGGAGCATCATTCCTTCCTCTCGGCGATACCGACAACGCCGCGATAAAGACTGTCCACCATTCGGCTTGTCGCATTCCCTGTCGCTTTGACTTCAGCCAGAGAAATGGCGAGCCGTGAGACATCCTCCTTGGTGGCCAGTGAACCGATCTGACCTTCGAGCTTTGACAGATGCGTGTCGATCCTACGCACATCGTCCTTCATTGAGGTTTGCTCTTGTTCGACTTCACCCAGCCGACGCTTGATGTCGTCATGCCCCGAAGTCAGTCCCGACAGATTGTATTTCACCCGGCTCGACACGCGCCCCCAAAACCAGCGCCCGACCAGTCCAAGCAGCGCAATGGCCGCGAGCACGAGGCCAAGAAGCTCATTTCCGCCGTTAACCCAATCCATCACCAAAGACCTCGCGACAAACAAATGTAGTCAGTATTGAGAAATCTGCGCCGAAGGCCGAACGCGCGACGGGCCAAAGAGCCCCCGGGATTGCCGTCCTGCCCACGCAGCTTGCACCCCGAAGGATCATCGCCGTCACGAGGACACCAGACACAAGGCAATATGCCCGGCGCGCGTGACGGCAGACCATTCAGGCGGCATGAAGTCTCAGCCGTTCAGGGTGATGCGATTTCTGGCGCGAATACGCCCGTAGAGCGCCACGGCCCCGGACACCAGAGTGACCGCAGAGATGACCAGATCGCGGGCCTGCGAGACGTCATCCGGCGAAACAGTGACGCCCACCAGACCGGCCAGGCCGACGAGAACGCCACCGGCGCCGCCGAGAACGCCAAGAGATTTGAGTGGGGATTTATAGCCGTTGAGCATGTCAGGACCTTTCAGTTGGTTTTGATGTTTTTTTCGTGTAGCGGCGCACGACCCAGCCCTCCTGGCCGTCGTAGAGCACACAGAGCCATTCGGTTCCGCTGAACACCCCGTCACGCAGGACCGGCACTTCCGCACCATTTGGGATCGCCGTCAGGACGTTCGGATTGAAGCTTGGCCAGCGCCGCATGTTGAGGCCGCTGCCCCGGGTTTCGATCTGCACCCACGACCGGATCGCGCCGGTGTCCGCATCGTCCTTCGGCTCAAGTTCCGCCCGGTCCTCGCGACCCAGAACCCTGGCGCGCAGGCTCTCGAGCGGGAACAGCGGATTGGCGTCGGTCTTGCGGCCAGGCGAGATGTACCAGTGCGCCTGGATATCCTTGAGCGTGTCGATACCCCGAAACAGGGCTTGGCAAAGCTGGAGCGTCGTTTCGATCTGTTCGGGCGTGTAATCCATCCAGTACCCAGCGCCGTGTTCAGGCGTCGTGATCCGATGAATGCCGTATTCTTCCACCCCGAATGATTGTTTGAACCAGGTTCTGGCGCGACCCGGCCCGTCGTAGGTCATCTTGCCCGGGTTCACGATCTCGATCCCGATCGAGAAGCCGTTGCAGTGTCGCCGACCGTGGTACTGCGAGGTCCCCGCGTGATTGGCCCGGCGGTTGGTCGGCACCTGCTGGATCAATGACCCATCGCGCTCGACAACAAAATGGACAGAAACCCTGGCGGGATTGTCACGCAGATACCGCGCCGCCGAGCCCTCGTCCAGCCTGCTGGCAGTGTCGTGCACGACAACCAGCGTCGGCGTGATGGCCCCGCCGATGGCCTTCGCAGGCTGATAAGGGGCCGCGTCGATCTTGTGGGATTTGAGGCGCATGAGGATGTCCCGGAAAACATGAAGTTCCGGGCCAAACTGTCATGTGGAGCGGATCGCATCGCCTTGGAACGCGTTCCAGGGCGGCGGGACTGGTGGGCCGTTCCCCACCGCGTGGAGACTTTGGCAGACAGGTTCGCGGTCTGTCAAAAGAGAAATTGCGACTGGTCCGGCGGACCCTGATCGCGCAGCTCGGCGCGGTACTGCGACGCTGTGCGCACAGCGATGTCACACGCCAGCGCCACTTCGCGCAGCGACTTGCCATCCTCCAGCATCGCAATCGCCCTCCTTTTCTTCTGAAGGCGGCTCGCGTCGCGACCGCGCATATGCCCGCACGGCAGGTCGATATTGCCGGGTCCGATCTCGTCAATCAACTTTTCGGTGGCCTGCTCACCGATGATCCCGGCCAGCAGAGTCCCCCGCGCGGTCGCGGGAATTTTTACCACAGTACCGCCCCGGGCCTTGAGCAGCTTTACCGTCAGTTCCAGCCCGATGGTTTGCTCTATCTCGCCTGCGACGCCGGGTAACTGGGTCATCCGAACGCCTCCGTTTGGTTGCCCCAGACGTCGCGGCCTTCCCAGCTCTCGCGGGCAAAAAGCTCACACCCCCAAACGTCCGGGAGCAGCTTGTCGATCATCTCCCGCGCCTCGGGCGGCTTGCGGGAATGCTCGCGGCGCTCCGACTCGATCAGGTTGCGCACGGAGCGCGACCGGTACTTGGGTGCGCCGATGGTGCCGATCAGGTAGGGTTCTGTGGTGGATCGCAGGATGTATCCGGTGCCGAAACACCGCTTCCCGCTGGCGGTTGTCTTGGTCCAGGACCCGCCGGTTTTATAAGTAAAGCCCCAGGAGGCCATGAGCGACTGCGCCTGAAAGAGGTGCGGCCAGGTTGCCCACATGAAGATCATGCAATCCGGGGCGGCAAGCTGGCCGACGGGCAGCGCCTGCAACTCCTGCGCAGTCATCGTGTCATAGTGCCTGCCGGGCGACTTGGTCTTCCCGGCGTCCGAACGCATCACGTGGTCCCACGGCGGGTCGCAAAGGATCGCGCCGTATTTGAACGGCACCAGATCACCAAAAGGCCAAGGCTCCGTCACGGTTTGGTCCTCGCGCCCTTGCTCCAATGCACGCCGGTCACCGTGACAACGACACCGTTCCGAATTCGATAGCGCCAACCAGATGACACAACGGCCGTGCAGCCCGGGTGCTCGGACGCAAAGGCGACGCGGTCCGCCATCTCCGCGCGGACAGCGTCTACATCCAGCCCGCGCACGCGTTCCAGATACCTCAGGACAGCATGGTCCGTGATGCCGATCCGCCGCTTGCTCATCGCTCGGTTTTCACCCCGACGCGCTTGCACCAATCTTTCAGGGCGCGGGTCACGTCGTTGATCTGGCCAGCATCCCGAAGGGCGTCGATGTCGATCGGCACGCTTTTCCAATGGCCTTCAAAGCGGCTTCGAACAAAGCTGTTCAGGCCAGCCCGCCCCGGTTTTTCCAGTGCGCCCGCTTCACCCAGCAGCCGCCAAAGAACGTGGATGTAGCGCACATCCGCGCGCGGGGCAGCTTTGTGTTTGCGTTTCGCCGATGGGCCGACTTCAAACCCCTTTGCCTTCAACGCGCTGATCACAAGTTTCAGATCGGCCGGGTTCATGTCGGACATGCTTGCCTTGCCGGTGGTGAGCAGCTGAAGGTCACGGCGCGTTTCGGCGTCGATCCCCAGCTCGCGGCATCCCACATGGATCAGCTTTTGCAGATCGCGGGTCATGTCGCGGCCCCCCGAACGAGGGGCCGCAAACGATTATTCCTTAGGTTGGTAGCCCTGTACTTCCCGTGCGGCTGGGCCCAGACGGTAATGGAAAAGTCGCAGCAGAGCGGCGACACCGCTACCGTCAACGTTTTCGGAATTGGAATGTTCTGTAAGCAGGCTGGCCAAACCCCAAATAGCGGCTTCCGCATCCATAATGTCGTCGCGCGGATCGGTAATCGGTCCGTGCTCACACATCGAAGAGGTATTCCTGCATGCCCTTGGGCAGACGCTGGATGATCTGCATGGCGCGCAGCTCGCGTGCTGCCGCCTCCAGCTTCCACTTGGGATAGTTGGAGGCGCGCCACATCGCGTCCAGCGCCAGACCGGCGTTCAGCGACATTTCCACATAGGCGTAGATCGGTTTCTTGCGCAGCATGTCGATCCGCAGCTTGAGAACCATGTCCTGCGCGTCGCGGATCGCCTGCTCTTCCATCGCCGCAAAGGCGCGGTGAACAATCACTGAAACTTCCGCCGCCACCGGTGTCTTGAGCACTGCCGAAAGCATCAATGCGCCCGCATGAGTGAAGACGACCGGATCGAACCGAACTTTGGTCGATATCGAGTTTGCGGTCACAGATTGTGACCGCAAATGCATGAGGTCGGCCTCGCCAAGTCGGAACGTAAAGTCGTTCGGAAAGCGCGCGGAATTGCGCTTCACCGCTTGGTTGATCGCCTTGACAGACGTCCCATAGGCTTCCGCCAGATCGGCGGAGACTATGAAAGGGGGTCTGTCCGTGATTTTGAATATGCGGGCTTTGATGCCCGAAACTGTTTCCAGTGTCGTCATGGTGGATCGCTCCTTCGGTTACGGGGGGCACGTTGCCCCCGGGTGTTAGCAAGACCGCCGAAGGCCAGTCCCCACATGCCTTTAGGCCGAAGCCCTGGACATACGCATGCGGCACCCGGAGATGGATCGGTTCGATGGAACCGCCGTGTCGGGGCGTAACCGCCTTCGGTGTCTTGGTTCGGGTGCTTGCTACGGCAGGACCGAACAACTCCAAAATGGGGCGGTTCGCCAGAATTGTCAAATGGTGATCGGAATGGTTTGATGAGGTTTGATTCCGCTGGAGGAAATGATGCTGAGAAAACTGTTTGGTGGGGGACCCAAAGTTGTCGTCGTTGACAACGACAGGGAAATTGATCTGCTGCCCTTTGCAAAGAAAGTACTCAAACACGCCCCTGCGCCATGCGGCATGGACGCTGAACGTTTGGCAATATTGGCCAAAAAGTCTTATTTCGGGCGGCGTTTGAAGGTAAGCGAGTTTCCCGCCGACATTGACCGAGACTACGCTAAGATAGTGATCGGTCGCGTGATAAGCTGGTCTCGCTGGCGCCGCACTATCGATGGCGCTAGACGTGCGGCAGGCCTGCACTATTTCTGGGTTGCCGGAAACGATGCGTGCAAGGCGATGTTGAAGCTTCACGGCAAACCCGCGAATTTTGCCAAAGCCGGGCCGTTGCCACGCCCGGACTGCTGGAAACATTGCCACTGTAGGCTCGGGTGCAAAGTTAAATGGCCTCATAAAAGCTAAGCCTTCGCCAGATCAATGGTGATCGGCTCCCAGGCCGCATCGAACTTTTTGCGGTGGTAGCAGCGCACGTAGGTCTTTGAACCGACGGCGCGTTCGGCATCCGTGATCGCCTGCATGGCCCTTTTCCAGCGCGGGTCCTCTATCGCGAAACGCTTTATCCGCGCGATCTCGTAGCGATTGATCAGCCCGGCCTTGTCGGTATTGAAGGCGCGGGTCACGAACAAACGAAGCTCGGCTGCGGCACCTTCCGTCAGTTCGTTGAGGTACTCGTCTACAAGAGCCTTGGCGATCTGCAACTCCGGGCCGTAATCGATGTGCTCGGCGATCTGGACAATGACTTTCCGCAGGCCATCCACGCTCATCAGTGTCTTGTTGCCCTTCGGGCCACCCAGCTTGGCGTCGTATTCCTGCGCCAGAATGGCATCGACGCTGTTGATATCCTCGAAGGTGTGCTGCTTGAAGCGCGCCACCTGTTCGCTGAGAGGCAAGGCATAGCCGATGATCTTGCGCACGACCTCGTCCTCCAGCATGTGTTGGGGCTTGACCAATCTGACCGGCTGCCAGCCGCCCTTGCCGTCTCCGATATGCTCTTCGCCGTCGATGATCCTGCGGCCGTGGGGGGGTGTCATTTCATTCATCTGAAGTCTCCATTTTCGCGCGGGAGAAGGACGCCGGACAGCACAAGCATACCGGCCATCGCTTCGATTTCGTTCATCGTGCACAGCGTGATGCCGCGCGGGCCCAGCAGATCGACCTTTCTGACACCTGCCCTTGCAAGCGTCAGCAATTGTTGCGGCGTCCAGATCTCTGAAACAGAGGTCTGGCGCACCTGGTCGATGGCCCTGTCCACGATGTCATCGAGGGTTGGGGGTGTGGGTTCGGTCATGATTTCTCCTTCACGGCTTGTCTTGTTCACGCTGATAGATCGGGCAGGCTTTGCAGGCCTTTCGCATGTGCACCCGGTGGCTGTTGAAGCCGTAGAATTCACGCGCGCGCGCGCGCCAGAGCTGGCATTGGTCCGTCGACAACTCGCCCAGCACGGGGCAGGACACGACGGCGCTCATGTAGACGCCGCGCACGCGCTCCTCGACCGCGGCCATGTCGCCCGCGTACTTGCCGCGCAGGACATTGCTGACCAGCGATGGCGAGCGGTCCAGCTTTCTTGCAACGCGGTTCTGGCTCGTTCCCGCACAGGCCTGGGCCAAAGCCAGAACCCAATCTGGCACCTCCGGCCCCCACGCCCTTTTGGCCACTTCGACAGGATTGCTCATGACGTTCCCTCGACCGGATAGGCTTTCTTGGTATTGGGATCGAACACCTGCTTGGTCCGCTGGATCATCGGCGGGTTTGGTCCGCTGTTGCGGATCAGGCGATAGACGGCCTGCCTTTTGGGCGGCAAAGCCTTCGTGACCACCCTCAAAAACCCCGCGCGCAAAAGAGTGCTGCAATAGGACTTGGCGGTCGTTTCGTTGACGTTGATCAGATCCGTGGTTGAATGCGCTGCCAAATCGCGGGGGGTGAACTGCTGCAGCATGCGCATGGTGCGCCACATGTTCTCGACACCGCCCCCCTGGGTGACCGGCTCGCCCTTTCGGTTCAGACGCGGGGCGTTATAGGGTGCCGGATCGACGATGATGCGGAACCGGATCGCGGCGTCGGCACCACGGGCGTCTGTGTCGGGCTCAATGCGCTCGACATACTTTGCCAGAACCAAGGCGGACAGGTAGCTCCGGATCGTGTGGCGGCTGACGTAGGTCGCATCGAAGATATCGGTGATTGTGAACACCGCGCCTTCAAACTTCACCATCTCGTCCCAGAGAGGCTGACGTCCTTCGGGCTCGTGCGAGGCGGCGGCGGCTGTCGCAGATTTGCGGCTCATCGTGGAGCCCTCCGCGCCGCCGGGGCCTCACCGGTAAACATCGGACGATTATCCCAGTCCGACAGCAAGACAGATTTCAGATTCCGGGTCTGGGCAAACTCCTTGACCCTTTCGAGATTGATCGAGATGCGTCGGATCGAGTGATGCGAGTTCTTGAGGATAAGCGCCTTCAGATCATCGCCCAACGCCACACCGGGGCAATATATCTCCGAAAGGTATCCTACGTCGTCGATGGTGCCCTCTTCTGCCGCCACCCAATCCAGGATGCGACCATGGACACGCTCCCAGGCTTTCAGTTTGGCGGGCAGCTTCTCTTCACCGATCAGGATGATGGTGGCGCCCGAGCTTTCATAGATATCGCGCACGATCTCGATCATGTTTCGATCAACGAGGTGGTCGATCTCATCAATGATCAGCGGGCGGTCGCTGCGCGCCAGCTCCTGCGCGATCTGATCGACCATATCCGAAACCGTCTTTGCGGGGGAAACACCCATGTCGCGCAGGATTTCAGTGCAAAGCTTCTTTTTGGTCCAGACCGATTTGACCTCGACCTGATAGGCCCGAAAACGGTTCGCGCAGTATATCGCCGCCGTCGTCTTGCCGTAGCCGGACCAGCCGTAGAATACGCCCAAACCCGGTAGACGCGGGCCACGCTGGTCGATCCGTTCGATAAGTTCCACCAAAGCCACGACATTGCGCAACGGTGCAACTGAGTTGTTTTTCCTGTGTTCTTCTGCCATCTTATCCTCACTTCACTTTACTTCTCGTCGCCGGTGGGCATGCAGGCCCCCGGCGACACGCCTTTCAGCCGAACATCGCCCAGCTGAAATCTTCAAAAACCTTCATGTGCCCGATGTATTCGGGCTGGCGCTTGTACGCCTCCAGCGCTTGGCGCTCTGCCTCCAGAACCAGCTCACCGGCCTTGATCCGGTGCTCCAGCACGAGGAACCGCCGAAAGCGCTCCTTGGGTGTTTCCGGTTTCACCAGAACCTCGGCACTCTGTTTGTGATCGGCGCGCAGCGCGGCCAGCGCATCGTCCGACACACGGCTCTGCTGCGGGGCCTTCGGCGGCGCACTCGAGGCATCGCGCGCCGCGTCCAGGGCGGGGGTCGTGTGAACCTCGCGCACCTTTGGAAACGCCACCATCACTCCGGCCTTCTCGGCAGCATCCCGGCGCATGGCGTCTGCGACATCCCGCTTGCCGATCTTGCGACTGGCGCGGCGAATGTCGGTCAGCTTTTCGGTCTCATAAGCGCGCTGCATGGCCTTGGCCTTGGCGACAACTTCCGCCGGGTTCAGACCGGCGAGGTCTGCGTTCAGCGCCTCGCCCAGATAGGCCTCGGTCTCGGGATGGAACAGCATGATCCGGCCCATGTCCGCCGGGTCCATGCGCACAAGCACATCATCGCCGGGCAGCACCGACATCGGCAGATAAAGCGCACCATCGACACGGACGCCCTGCTTGGTCACACGGCGCAAACCACCGCCCGATGCGAGCGGGGCCAACAGCACGTCCAGCGCGGCCTCATGCTCAACCTTGCGGATGGTGCCGGCATAGGTGGCTGCCATCTCGAACGGGGTGCGGTTGCCGATGCCGGCGTGCCTGTCGCGCCCGTACATGTCCGCCGCCCAGACATCGCACCAGTCCTGGAACTCCGCATAATCCATCTCGACGCCATAAAGCGCATCGACGGTGGCTCCCAAACGCTTGTCGAAGGACTTGCGGTGCTCGATCACCTTCCGGTCAGCGACAGAATGCCCGATAAAGCCGGGGCAGACCGGCAGATCGCGCTGGAACGTGCCTATGGTGCGCTCCACGATGCCCTTGTCCTTTGGCTCATAGGGCTTGCTCAACTCGACCTCGATCTCCAATGCGGCGAACAGACGTTTGGTTTGATGGGCCACAAAATCCGATCCGTTGTCCGTGTGAATACGCTCGGGAACGCCCCACGCGATAATGCACTTGCGGATCAGCAACCCGACGGCAGAGGCGCGCGGCGTCTTGCTGACCAGGACAATGGCGCGGCGGGAATAGACATCCACGGCCATGTAGATCGCGTGCCGTCCGCCATGCAGCATGACATCGGCAGGGGACGCATCGACCTGCCAGACCTCGTTCAGGCGCGCAGCGCGCTGACTGCCCGTCGCGGTGTATTCGACGCTCGAACGGTACCGGTCGGGATCGGTCAGACGCATCAGCTCGTTGCGGTACTCGTCTCTCCAGCGCGATATCACCGTCTGGAACACCCGAATGCTGGGCAAGGCGGCGGTTCTGACGCTGCCGGATTTGGCGCAGACAGCCTCCAGCGTCTTGCCGAATTTGTCCTTCACCAGAATGCGCAGATGCTTGGCGGACAAAAACGGCTGCTTCGCGATCGCCGCCAGGATCATCGCCCGGACCTGCCCATTCTCGGCAACATCCAGAATGCCGGAGCCTTTCGGGCGTCCGCGCCTTGCCGTCTTGCCCCCCGCCACAGCCGCCTTGCGCCAGCGCGCCAGGGACCGGGCGGACAGGCTCGGGACAGCCACTGTGATCCAGTCTGGAAGGGCGATTGAACCGGACGTGAACAGCTCCGCAAACATCGCATCCGCCGCCGTCTGGGGCAGGGCATTCTCGATCTGGAACTTCTGCGCCAGATGCAACAGGATCGTGTGGGCATCCGCGACATCGTCCCGCGTCGTCTCGCGCAGCGCAGGCCTCAGGTCGCGCTCCGCAACCGTCAGATGGCTGGCCAGCCAGGCCGCCCGCGCCGCAACCGGCAGGACATCGATGTGGTATTCCAACCCGCCACCGCCGTCGCGCCCCGCGCGCAAACGGCCCAATCTGGCCTCGGCCCAGCCTTCGCGGTCGGCGAGCGCGTTCACGCGCCGCTTGGTCGTCGGCAGACCGGGCATAAGCCCCGCCGCCGCCGCATCCGCAATCTGCTGTGCCGAAAGCCAGAGCATTACAGGGTCCAGCCCTGCTTGCGGGCGTGGTCCAGGAACTCGCGCTGATGCGCGGCGATAAAGGCACGGCGGCTCTGGATCGACATCCGCGACCAGGTGGCCGTGACTCGCTGATAATGCTTGTCGTCGGTCTTGGGCAATGCCCGGCCCTCGGCCAGCAACAGCGCATCCGCCACGCTGCCCGCCTCGGGCGGGTCGGACAACAGCGCATCGCAGGCCCGCTCCTGAACCCCTGCCGCCACCTTTGACAACGCCTGCAATCCCGCCTGATGATCCGCGATCCAGGTGTCGCGGATGCGCTCTTTGGTGGCAGGGGACAGGCCTTTGACGATTTCAATGGCGATGAAGAATGTGCGGCGGGAAAGCCCGACATGCTCGGCGATGTCGGAACAAAGTGCAAAAACTGCACTTTGATTTTCCTCTGCGTTTTCAGCATCTTTTACCAGACGCACCCGCGCGCTGCGCCGGTCGCCGCCATGCCGTGCCGCCGGGTTCATCGCCTCCCAGGTGGCTTTCAGCGCCGCCAGATGCTCGGCCCGCTCCAGCTTGGTCAGCTCCTCTCGGTCGATGTTCTCCATGATCTCGGCAAAGCGCAGATCGGCGTCAGGCGTATCTTCGGGCAGAACGGTTGCCGGGATTTCGACCCAGCGCAGCGCCCGCACGGCCTCAAGCCGCTGCAAACCGGCCACCAGGCGGTATTTCTGCCCCTGGCGCACCACCAGAATGGGATGCGTCAGACCGGTGCAGTCGATATCCTGTTTCAGCGTCTCGATGCGCGCCGCCCGCGCCGGGCGCATGCGGTCGGCCACTTCGATCAGGGCAACCGGGATCGGGCGCACATCGTGCTGTCTTTCAGGCTGTGCAGGCGTTGGTGTGTCGGTCATTTCGGCTCCGATTGCTCTTGGGTCAGGTCAGGGGTGATCTCTTGCGCAGGCGGCGTCATCGTGTAGAAAAAGATGCCCTTGCCGTTGATCGTGTGGCGCTCGCAGACGATATCGGCGCCGCGAACCCGCAACTCGGCGACGCAGGAACTGATGGCGCAGACCCGCGCCCGGCGCATGATGTCCCGCGTCGAATGCGGCTTTCCGTCCGACAACAGCCGCGCGACACGCCGCAAACGGGCAGAGGCCATCGTGGGCGGCATGCATCACGGCCACCCTCCCGCAAACAGCACGCACCCGGCCAGAAGGATGGCCATGCAGATGCCGCCCACGACCATTCCGATCGGGCTGTCGCTGAACCTGTCGTCCCATGCCATCACACGGTGCCAAACCCGTGCCCAGGCCGCACACCGGGAGGAGGTGGCGCGCGACCCGGACATCCCCTGGCGCGTATGTGCGCCAGAGTAACGATCCCCATAGGATTGTTGAGTGGTGGCGGGGATCGTCGGACCTGTTGTGTCAGGCGCCCGCAAGCCATCTGACAAAAGCATTTCGGCGTGATTATCTATAAACCGCACAGCACTGCGCAGGGTGAGCCAGCTGTCCGGCTGCTTTGCGTCCAGGATCAGGCGCGTACCGAGGGCGATGCGCTCCACTTCCGTCAGCCCTTTGGCTGCCGCCTCGGCAGCGCGCGCGGTGTCCTCATGCGACAGCAGCATCACCGCAGTCCCCGCTGAACCATATCGGCCTGTGCCATCTGCGCGGCGGTATCCCGGGCAACCCGTTCCAGCCGCAGCAGGTGAAACCGCGACCGGGGCAGCGATGCCGCATTGGCGATCTCGATCGCAAGGGCCAGCCTCTGCTCTTCGGTCATCCGCGCGGCGGCGTCGCGCGCCATCTGCAAGTCGATGGGCACCTCGGACGTCGTCGTTTCTCTTGGGGGATGATCTCGCATCACGCAGCGTCCTTATTTTTTGAGGGACGGGAGATTTTGGCGGGCCACTGCAAATCTTCTGGCCAGTTTTCATCGAACCACTTCACGACGCTGGCAGCGGTGCGCAAAGTGCAACTAGCTCCGGCCTCCAGCCGGATGAAAAACTTTCCGTCGTTCGCGGCGTATGTGCCAACAGTTGAGAGCTTTAGCCCCTCGTGCGCGCAGTAAGTCGCAGACAACTGCTTAATATCTTCGATGTTCGCCATGCTCGCCCCATTCGGGTTTTCTCCCTATATCGTTAACCGGGTAATTGCCCGATTGTCAAGCGTGTAAAATTCGGGCATTTTCCCGACTCGTGGACAATAGAAGAAAACCCTTTTTTGAAACCATTAAGCAGCGCTTGGATGAACTTCATCTTAGCGCTTTTGCTGCCGAGCAAAGGTTCGGTTTGCCTGCGGATGCACTGAGATCAATACTTAGGCCCGACGATAGACGTGCGGTTCCGCGTTTAGATCGAGCGCAAGATATTTGTGAGGCGCTGGGACTAGAGCTGTACATCGGCCCTCCACGCCCGCACGGCTCAGTGGATCACGAAAAGATCGCCGGTTCAGCTGACGATCCCCAGGCACGAAACGACTTCGCACTGATCAATCGCTTCGACGTGAATTTGTCCGCTGGTCCTGGTGCGGCAAGTGACAATGCCAGACCGCTGGCGCCGGTCGCCTTCCGAAACGACTGGCTGATTGCCCAAGGCCTGCGGGCGGATCGATGCGTGGTCTGCACCGCCACCGGCTACAGCATGGAACCGCTCCTGTTCGATGGGGATTTGGTGCTCCTCGACAGAACCGTATCCGCCGTGCGGGACGGTCAGGTCTACGGTGTGGTCGATGTTGAAGGCGACACGCGAATCAAGCGGATCGAGAAAATCTACGGCGGCATCGTGTTGCGCTCGGACCACCCCGGAAGCCCGACAGAGGCGCGCATGGGTGACGATGCCAACCGGGTGCGCATCATCGGACGGCTCGTCTGGTCCGGCCACAGCCATGATGCTATCAAACAGACACCGGCGCGCCAGTTGCCGCGCCGGTCCACGTTCAAACACCAGTGGATTTGACTAATTCAGAAAAAGGAGTTCGACTTGCGTAATCGATTTTGGGCAGCGGCATTTGCCGTAGTTATCGGTACCCTCCCCGCTGCTGCGGAAAACAGATACATCTCAGACGTCAGCGTTTTTGATCCGCAATTGGAAGTGGCGATCGGATGCCAAAGGCGCGTTGATGTCTTCTACCATGAAGGTATGTTCGAATCAGCAAAGCAAAAGTTTCAGAGCAGCGGCGTACCAGTCGATCCTGCCATCTTTGACCGACTGGCTGAAGATGGATGTGTTGCAGCAGCGGAGGGATCCCACGGCGACCTTTACATAGACCCCCAAGGCGATCCGGTTGTGGACCTGCGGACCTTGGTTCGCATCGATGGTTCGAACGCGAGCGATCTTGGACTGCTTTACTTTCGTCTCAAAGCATTGCGCAACAGCGACGGTGTAATGATCGATGTCCCCTACTGACAATTCACTATACCCGGTGCCGTTATAAAACACCCTGGGCATCGACTAGGCCGTTTACAGGACCGTTAAACGCCATTTGAAACGTCCCACCTTGGCGGTCTCCGGAAATCACGCCATCCGCGTCAAACCCCTTATTTGTAGGGCGTTCAACAAGGTGGGACGCGAAACGCGAAAACCCGGTTTAGCGTCCCACCTTACGACACCGCGACCGTTGATTTCATTGAGTTTTCCACTTCGCACCCTTGCCAGCCTGCCAAGGGTGCGAAGTTTAATTGGCACTGCTCACCGTCGGCCATTTTTGCCGCACTAACCGTCAACGCCCTTATTCTTATACCAAATCGTCCATCCGGCATAGTCCGCCATCACCCGGCCTCATCCGGATAAAAACCCCAGTTTCTGCCAGCATTTCCTTCGCGTTACAGATCGCGACTCTCTGAACACAACTTCGCGGACACTCGTATCGCGCAAAACCCAACCTCAGACTTTGGGGCATATTGCGAGTTATCTGCGGGGTACGGAGGGTCTGCATCCGGTGTGCATCCCGATAACCCACGGAAATAAGGCGACTATCGGGACGGACAGTCGAATCGTCTGCTTTTGACTGAGTGTCTGGCTGGGATGGTAGGATTCGAACCTACGATCTACTGTACCAAAAACAGTTGCCCTACCGCTAGGCCACATCCCAACACTGGACAGCTAACTAGTCTGCCGCCGCATTGCACGCAAGCCCCTATTGGGCAAAAAACTCATTCCTTCGGGGCGTGTGGTGTAAGCAAATCGGGTGTGTCGGGGTCGTTGCGTTCGGCTGCGACCAGACGGTCCAGTGCGGCTTCGGAAATGTCGCTGACATCCGCAACGTCGGTTTGTGGTGCTGCGGGGCGTGCGACCGCCTGCGGGCCTTGCGCCTGGGGCACGGCACCGTCGCCGACCATCTGGATGCGGTAGGTGGTGTCGGGCACTTCGATCCCCGAGGCTTCGACGGCGTTCTTGACCAGCCTCAGCGCCTCGCCCTTGGCACGGACAAGCGATGTGGCGCGTTGATCGATCCAGCCGGTGACAACAAGGATGATCGCGCCGTCACCGATCCGTTCGATCCAGGTCATCGGTGCCGGCTGGCGCAGCACAAATGGCAGCTTGCCTGTGGTCTCTTCAACCAGAATGCGGACCTCTTCAAGGTTTGCGTCCGAGCTTACGCCGATCTCGAAATCGAACCGGCGCTCGGGGTTTTCGGTGAAATTGACGATCCGGCTTTTGAACACCACGGCGTTGGGAATGCGGATATGGTTCCCCTCAAGGCTGAGCAGGATCGTGGCCCTGCTGGTCAGTCGAATGACCTTGCCGATGTCGCCTTCGATCTCGACCAGGTCATTGGGCCGAAACGGCTGCCGGATCGACAACATGATCGAGGCGATGAAGTTCTCGACCGTGTCGCGGACCGCAAAGCCGATGGCCAGACCGGCGATGCCCGCAGCCCCCAGAATGGTCCCCAAAAGGGCGGTGGCCCCCAAAATATCAAGCGCGATGACAAAGCCGCCCACGACGAAGATCAGTCGGATGACCTGACGGTAAAGGTCCGCGATAAAAGCATTGGGCGCGATCGCATCCCACGGAGAGCGCATGCGCGCCAAAAATATTCCCGCCAGCAGCACGACGACAAACACGCCGACCGCCACCGCCGCCAGAGGCAGGAACGCGATGGCCTGTTCGACCCGCGCCTGAAAGCGGTCGACCGCGGGGTTCAGCCGCGCCGCGATATCGGTTGTTTCGGTGACCTTGTTTTCGATGGCCACAACGCCTTGAACCCGGCCCACGATTTCATTCAGCCGATTGACGGCTTCGGTATCGAGGGTGGTGCCGCGCAGGGTGACGATGCCGGATGAAACGGTAACTGTGACATTGTCGAACCGCTCCAGCTCGCGCAGGATGTTTCGGATGCGCACCGCGATGGCCGCGTCTTGCGCGGCGCTGTCCTCGACGGTGATTTCGCCCTGCGGCTGCTCGGTGGTTTGCGCCCAAAGCGGTGCGGACCACAAAAACGCAGACGACAGACATAACGCAATGACCAGCGCGCGCATCATGACTGCACATCAACCAGAATTGCACCGGTGCGCCCGCCTGCCTCAACCGCCGCATGGGCCTGTGCGCAGGCCTGCAACGGGTAGGTGGCGGCCACCGGGCAGATCAGCGCGCCCTGGGTCAGTGCGCTGTGCAACCTTTCGATTGCGGCATTCCGTTTGGCCTTGGGCAGCAGATAGATCAGCAAGATGTCGATGGTCGCCGCCTTGTACAAAAGCGCGCCGAAGGGTAGTTCGGGGGTCATGGACTTGGCAGAGCCGTAGGCGGCGATGGTGCCGTTGGGCGCGATGACCTGTGCGTCGGTGGCCGCGTTCAGGCCAAATTCGACCTCGACGATCCGGTCGATCAGCTGGCCGTCATTGGCGGCGATGATCCGGGCGGACAGATCCTCGGCGCCGTAGTCGAGCACGGTATCCGCGCCTGCATCGGTTGCCGCTGTCGCCCCGGCGCGGCCAGTGGTTGCGATGACCCGTGCGCCGCCCCATTTGGCCAGTTGCACCGCCAGCAATCCGACCGTGCCCGCACCCCCCTGGATCAGCAGGGTTTGCCCCGCGATGTCGCCGCCGCCAAAGACCGCGTGACAGGCCGTAAGACCCGGTATGCCAAGACTTGCCGCCGTCTCGAACGACACCGGCGCAGGCATCGCCACCGCTTGCTCTGACGGCAGGCAGATATGGGTGGCGGCGGTGCCGAAGGGGCGCTGCCATTGCCCGTTCCAGATCCAGACCTGCGTGCCGATCCGCTCTGACGCGATCCCGATTCCCACGGCGACAATGGTGCCCGACCCGTCGCTGTGCGGCACGATCCGGTCAAAGGCCGGTTTCGTCACCCCGGGCCGCGCCCCGGCGCGTGCTTTGACATCCGACGGGTTCACGGCGGAAAATGCCAGCTCGACCAGCACTTCGCCGGGGCCGGGTTCGGGCGTCGGCAAAGTGACGGGCTCCAGCACGTCTGCGGCGGGGCCAAATCGGGTGTAGGAGATTGCTTGCATGAGGGGGCTCTTTTTTTCGGGTTCTGCGGTGACAGGGCTGGCCCGCAGGATGGGCGCCCCAAGCGTGTGACTATCCGAAAACGAGGGCGCCATGATAGCCCTGTAGCGCTCTGATAGCGTATTTACGGGTCCGGCGGGATACGATCGTGGTCCGCACTGTGCGAAGATTGCCCAACGGCTTGGCGGTGCATCGGGCGTGCAGTGTGACCAGTCAGACCATTTTCCCTCTGCGCGCAGTTGATCGACCTCAATCCG